ATTAGATTCTAAATTCCTTAGTTATCCAGCTACAGCTGCACCGTTTATATTCCAAGACCAAACAAGTCCTAATCTTGCACATATACCTACTACTAATGTTTTACTTTACAGTAACGATTTTTCAAACGCACAATGGCTAAAACTATCAGGTTCTTCTATAGGTAATAGAGTTATAAGTCCTGATGGTACATTAAATGGTTGGGAAATTATTTTTGATGGAACAAGTAGTGGTAGTATATCACAAGCGAGAACAGGTATGTCAAGTGGAGAAAATTATTCTGTTAGTGTTTTTGCAAGAGTTTCAAGTGGAACACAAACAATAGATTTTGGTAGTGTTAATACTGCAACTTACACATTAAATACTGAATGGCAAAGATTAACAAGAATGGAAGCTGAAAATGATACAGTATCTTATAGTAGAATAGTTTGTAATGATTCTGCAACTATTGAAATATTTGGTTTTCAATTAGAAGAACAATCACAAGCTACTGCATACATAAAGTCAGATGGTAGAGCAGCAGTAAGAAAATCATCTACTACTAACTTAATTACTTATAGTGAAGATTTTAGTAACAGTTATTGGACACTAACTAGAAGCACTATAACATCAAACCAAATAATATCTCCTGATGGCACTTTAGATGCAGATTTATTAACTGCTACTGATACTTCAGAAAATTACATACAAACTCCTTTAATTGCAGTAAGTGGTACTTCACAAGCCGTATCTTTTTATGTAAAAAAAGGAACAAGTGATTTTGCACATATACTTTTATGGGATTCAGTTAATGATGGCGCAAGACAATGGTTTGATTTAACAAATGGCACAATAGGAACATCATCATCTTTTGGTAGTGGTATTACTGTAAATAATGCTAATATGATAAGTTATTCAAACGATTGGTATAGATGTGTAGTTGTGTTTTATAATTCTAATACTAATATAAGAACTAGAGTATCTGCATCAAATTCTAATGGCAGCACTACAAGTACAGTTGGTAAAACTATATATATTTGGGGCGCACAATTAGAACAACAAACACAAGCAGAAACGTATGCTAAGACAACAGGATTACCTGTAACAATAGATTTATTCAAAGAAAATAATTACGGCACTACCCAAGGAGGTATAATACAAAAGGACGTACCTAGAAATTCATAAAATTAAAAATAAAAACAAATGATATATACAACACCACTTACAAGTTTATTAGAAGAGGTTGACGAAGAGGGAAACCCAGTAGTTGACTTCTCACAAATAGTAGAAAACTCTGCAGCAACTGTTAGACGCTCTTTAGATGGAACAAAGTTTATCGCTAAGTTTTACGGAGAAGCTCCATCATTCTTAGAAGGCTTAGATCAGTATACTCACGAGGAGATGTTAACAATAGTAAGAGGATCAGACTGGACAGACAACTCTGATATTTAGACTATCGAGTAAACGTGTAATAATACTATTAACAAACAATTAAATTAAATAAAATGACAAAAGAAGACAATATAGTGGATTTAACTCCAAAACCAGAAAAAATAACTCCTTCACAGCTTGAAAAAGTACAAAAGGCTGTTAGCGACATTAATAGGGCTCAAATGGAAATAGGTAGGCTTGAAACACAAAAGCACATGCTAAACCACGAGGTTGTAAAGCTACAAGATGTTTTAAAAGAAATACAAGACGAGCTTGAAAAAGATTACGGAACTGTAAACATTAGTATTGAAGACGGTACTATACAATACCCAGAAGATGAGCAAGCTGATAAGAAAGATTAGTATCGGTAAAGATTATAAAAATGACGCTATGCACTATGCCGTGGGGCAAGAAGTGTATGGTGGTCATACTATATGTGATATAATAGAAACAGAAGACAAGTACAGCGTGTACATTAAAAAGGGTAATGATGTTTTACCTTGGAAAGATTTTAATAAAAATATGGCTGTATCAGTAGAGTATAATTTACAGTATTAATGAAAAGTGTTTATGATTTCGTAGTTTCACCTATAAAATCAAGATACAACAACACAAAAAAAATAGGTGATAAAGAACTAGTAGTTAATACTGAAATATTCAACCACCAATTTATAAGCAGAGAAGCTGTTGTGAAAGCAGTGCCTATATATGGGAATACAAATATAAAGGTTGGTGATATAGTTATAGTGCACCACAATGTGTTTAGAAGGTGGCACAATGTAAAAGGTATAGAAAAGAATAGTAGAAGTTATATTGATGAAGAAACTTATCTAGTACAACCAGAACAAATATTTTTATATAAAGATACCGAATGGCAAGCACAGAAAGGATATTGTTTTGTGGCGCCAGTAAAATCTACAAGCAAACTAAGTGTAGATAAAGAAAAGCCTTTAGTTGGTATTGTCAAACACACTGACGGTACAGTCAACAAAGGCGATTTAATAGGTTTTAAGCCAAGCTCAGAATATGAGTTTATTATAGACGGTCAGAAACTATATAGGCTACTATCAAATTTTATTACAATCAAATATGAATATCAAGGAAACGAAGAAGAATATAATCCAAGCTGGGCACAGGGCGGTTGAAGAACTGATTAAAGTCGCTAAAGAAGCTATTGTAGATTCTGACGATGACATATCAGCTGATAGATTGAAGAACGCTGCAGCTACTAAAAAACTAGCTATATTTGACGCATTTGAAATACTTAACAGAATACAAGAAGAAGAAAACTTGCTTGAGGGAAAAACACCTGAAGAGAAAAAGGAAAAAGTCTTTAAAGGATTCGCAGAGGGTAGATCTAAGTAATGTACAAGCAAAATTTAGTTAACATAGTAGAACCTGTAAAAAAAACCACTATAAGTAGGCTTAATAAAAAAAGAAAGTGGAAATACGGTTATGACAAAGACCACGACATTATTGTTATATCTAAGACTGGTGAAATAGGTGAAATATACGAAATACAAAATCTTCAAATAGCATTACCAAAAGCTAAAAACGTTTACAGTAGTAAAAATAAAAAGTGGGAGCAGTTTGAATATCCTAAAGAATTAGCAAGGCTTAAAAATATATTTGATTGGAGAGCATATCCTGAAGAAAAAAAGTCTAGTTGGTTTGATTATATAGACGAGGAGTTTAAACGCAGAGACGAAGGGTTTTGGTTTGATAACGACGGAACACCAACATATATAACAGGTACACATTACATGTATCTACAATGGAGCAAGATTGATGTAGGTGCACCTGATTTTAGAGAAGCTAATAGGTTATTTTATATATTTTGGGAAGCTTGCAAAGCAGACAAAAGATGTTATGGTATGTGTTACCTTAAAAACAGACGATCTGGTTTTTCTTTTATGTCATCGGCGGAAACAGTTAATCAAGCTACAATATCAAGTGATGCTAGGTTTGGTATATTATCTAAAACAGGTGCCGATGCAAAGAAAATGTTTACAGACAAGGTGGTTCCAATATCGATCAACTATCCTTTCTTTTTTAAACCGATTCAAGACGGTATGGACAGACCTAAGTCTGAGCTTGCTTATAGGGTTCCTGCAAGTAAGTTCACGCGTAAAAAAATCACTGCTAATGAAAAGCAGGAAGACTTGGCTGGACTTGATACTACTATTGATTGGAAAAATACAGGTGATAACAGTTATGACGGAGAAAAGCTTCAGCTGTTAGTACATGATGAAAGCGGTAAGTGGGAAAGACCCGATAATATATTAAACAACTGGAGAGTTACAAAAACATGTTTACGATTAGGTAGTAGGATTATAGGTAAATGTATGATGGGCTCAACTTCAAACTCACTAGACAAAGGTGGAGACAACTTTAAAAAATTATATGGAGCATCAAACGTTACTAAGCGAAACAGAAATGGACAGACAGCGTCTGGTTTATATTCTCTTTTTATCCCAATGGAGTGGAACTACGAAGGATTTATTGACGAGCATGGACGCCCAGTCTTCGATACTCCGGATCATGAAGTCTTCGATCCCCATGGGGAGTTAATAGATGTAGGTGTTGTAGAGAACTGGCAGAACGAAGCTGATGGTCTTAAAAATGATCAAGATGCTTTAAATGAATTTTACAGACAGTTTCCAAGAACAGAAGAACATGCGTTTAGAGATGAGACTAAAAACAGTATATTTAACTTAGTTAAACTATACGAACAAATAGATTATAACGAAGAGTTATCATCAACACTACCTTTAACAAGAGGTAATTTCCAATGGGTTAATGGTGTTAAAGATTCAACAGTAATATTCTACCCAGATAACAAAGGTAGATTTAAATTAAGCTGGACACCACCATCACAGCTACAAAACAACGTTATAATAAAAAACGGTGTTAAACATCCAGGCAATGAACATATGGGTGCTTTTGGTTGTGATAGCTACGATATATCAGGAACGGTAGATGGTAAAGGATCAAAAGGTGCTTTGCACGGCTTGACAAGGTTTTCAATGGAAGATGCACCTGCTAATCAGTTTTTCTTAGAATATTTAGCTAGACCTCAGACAGCAGAGATATTCTTTGAAGACGTTCTAATGGCTTTAGTATTTTATGGGATGCCTATACTTGCAGAGAACAATAAACCTCGTCTATTGTATTATTTACGAAGACGTGGTTACAGAGGTTTTAGTATGAACAGGCCTGATAAAGTTTGGAATAAATTATCTACTGCAGAAAAAGAAGTTGGTGGAATACCTAACTCAAGTGAAGATATAAAACAAGCTCATGCGGCTGCAATTGAAATGTACATACAAGATCACATAGGTATAAAAAAAGATGGATCGTTTGGTGATTGTTATTTTAATGAACTGCTAAACGACTGGGCTAAATTTGATATAAATAAAAGAACAAAGTTTGATGCGTCTATAAGTTCTGGACTTGCTATTATGGCTAACAACAGGCATTTATACGCACCAAATGTAAAAATAGAAAAACAAAAATTAAACATAAGTATTGCTAGGTATACAAACACAGGTAGTACGTCTAAATTAATAAAATAAATATGGCTGAATCAGTTATAAGAAGTTATTTCCCTAGTCAAGTAGTTAGTGACGATGAAAAAAGAAGTTTTGAGTATGGGCTCAAAGTAGCTAAAGCTATTGAAAACGAATGGTTTTTTAACGATAGGGGTGACAATAAGTTTGATACTTTAGTTAATAGTTTTCATAAACTTAGATTATATGCCAAAGGAGAGCAGTCAATACAAAAATATAAAGATGAGTTATCTATTAACGGTGATTTATCTTATTTAAATCTAGATTGGAAACCAGTACCTATTATATCTAAGTTTGTAGATATTGTTGTAAATGGTATTGCAGAGAGAACGTACGATATAAAAGCTTACTCTCAAGACTCGTATGGAGTGTCTAAAAGAACAGAGTATATGGAAAATATACAAGCTGATATGATTGCGTCACAGTTAAATGATTTTGCTGCAGAAGCTTTTGGTGTTGATTTATACAAAAACAAAAAAGAAGATTTACCAGAAACAAAAGAGGAATTAGATCTTCACATGCAACTTAGTTACAAGCAAAGCGTGGAAATAGCCGAAGAGCAAGCTATAAGCGTTTTAATGGAAGGTAATAGGTACGAACTTACTAAAAAAAGATTTTATCATGATTTAACAGTTTGTGGTATTGGTGCTGTAAAAAATAACTTTTCTACGTCAGAGGGTGTTACAGTTGATTATGTAGATCCAGCAAACTTAGTTTATTCGTATACGGAAGATCCTTACTTTAGCGATATTTATTACGTTGGTGAGGTTAAATCAATACCAATTAATGAGCTTGTAAAGCAGTTTCCAAACATAACCGTAGAAGAGCTCGAGGAAATTGTTGAAAACCCAGGGTATAACAACGCTAATTACGACACAAGTTTTTCTAATAGAAACGGTATAGACCCTAACAAAGTTCAAGTTTTATATTTTAATTATAAAACATATATGAACGAGGTTTACAAAGTTAAAACTACTGGTAGTGGAGCTTCTAAAGTAATACCTAAGACAGATAGGTTTAATCCCGTAGTTGACGATAATAGTAATTTTGAAAAATTATCAAAGTCTATAGAAGTTTTATACGAAGGTGCTATGATATTAGGTACAGAAAAACTTCTAAAATGGAAGTTAGCTAAAAACATGCTAAGGCCTAAAAGTGATTACACTAAAGTTAAAATGAACTATAGTATTGTAGCTCCCAGAATGTACAAGGGTGTTATATCTTCACTTGTTAAAAGAATAACTGGTTTTGCTGATATGATACAGCTTACACATTTAAAACTACAGCAAGTGTTATCGCGTATGGTGCCAGATGGTGTTTATTTAGACGCTGACGGTTTGGCTGAAATAGATTTAGGTAATGGCACAAACTACAACCCACAAGAAGCTTTAAACATGTTTTTTCAAACAGGGTCTGTTATAGGTAGATCAATGACCTCTGAAGGTGATATGAACCCAGGTAGAGTTCCTATTCAAGAAATACAATCAAGCAACGGTGGTGCTAAAATGCAAAGCTTAATTGGTACGTATAACTATTATTTACAAATGATAAGAGATACAACCGGACTTAATGAAGCTAGAGATGGTAGTATGCCAGATAAAAACGCTTTAGTTGGGGTGCAGAAGTTAGCGGCAGCTAATTCTAACACTGCTACTAGGCACATACTACAAGCTGGTTTATTTTTGACGCAAAATATGGCTGAATGCTTAACTTTAAGAATATCAGATATATTAGAGTATTCCCCAACAGCAGATGCTTTTGTACAGCAAATAGGATCTCACAACGTAGCCACGTTGGAGGAAATGAAACAGCTGCACCTTTACGACTTTGGTATATTTATAGAATTAATGCCAGATGAAGAAGAAAAAGCAATGCTTGAGAATAATATTCAAGTAGCGTTAGCACAGCAATCAATAGATCTTGAAGATGCTATTGATATTAGAGAAATAAAAAACATAAAACTTGCTAACCAACTATTAAAGCTAAGAAGAGTTAAAAAGCAACAAAGAGACCAGTTGATGCAACAACAAAATATACAAGCGCAAGCACAAGCGAATATGCAAACGCAACAAGCATCTGCACAATTAGAAGTTCAAAAAGAACAAGCTAAAACGCAGAGTGAAGCACAGCTTGAGCAAATGAAAGCACAGCTTGAAGCTCAGAAGCAAGCACAAGAAGTTGAATACAAAAAACAACTTATGCAATTAGAGTTTCAAATGAACATGCAGTTAAAACAAATGGAAGTAGAAGCTGTAAAGGGCAAAGAAAAACAAAAAGAAGATCGTAAAGACGAGAGAACAAAAATACAAGCTACACAACAAAGTGAACTTATAGACCAAAGAAAAAGTGGAAAACCACCTAAAAACTTTGAGTCCGCAGGTAATGATATATTAGGAGGCGGATTTGATTTAGGTGCGTTTGACCCTAGATAACAATTATTAATTATTATTATATTATATTATGGAAGAAAATGTAGAAAACGTAGTTGAAGAAACTACACAAGCAACTGATCAACCAGTTGAAGAAACTAAAAAACCAAAAATTAATGAAGACGGTGATTATGTCGTTGATTTAAATAAACCAAAAACAGATGAAAATAAAGAAAATAACCCTGTCGACGAGGGAGTGGTTAGAGTCGATGAAAATGCCGATGCCACAGAAAAACAAGAAGAAGTACAACCGGAAGTTGAAGCACAAGAAGCTCCAGTATTAGAGGAAATTACTGAAGAAGAAGTTCAAGAGCAAACAGAGGAATTGACTGAGCAAGTTGAAGAAGCTGTAGCCGAAGCTCAAGAAACTGGAAAAGCTTTACCTGAAAATGTTCAAAAGCTAATGGACTTTATGGAAGAGACCGGTGGTACATTAGAAGACTACGTTCGCCTTAACCAAGATTTTTCAAGTTACGACGATATGACAGTGCTAAGAGAGTACTATAAACAAACTAAATCTCATTTAACATCAGATGAAATAGAATTTTTAATTAATGATTCGTTCTCGTATGACGAGGAAGTAGATGAAGATAGAGATGTTAAAAAGAAAAAAATAGCGTTAAAAGAGCAAGTTGCCAACGCTAAATCCTACTTAGACGGGCAAAAGTCTAAATACTATGAGGAAATTAAAGCTGGGTCAAAGTTGACTCAAGAACAACAAAAAGCTGTAAATTTCTTTAATAGATACAACAAAGAGTCAGAAGAAACTGAACGAATAGCAAAAAAACAAACTAACACTTTTTTAAATAAAACTAATAAAGTTTTTAACGATAAGTTCAAAGGTTTTGAATACAATATCGGTGATAAAAAGTATAGGTTTAATGTGAAAAATGCTAATGAGGTTAAAAAAACTCAAGGTGACATAAATAATTTTGTCAAGAAGTTCTTGAATGAAAATAATGAAATGTCAGATGCCAAAGGTTATCATAAATCTCTTTATACTGCAATGAACGCTGATGCTGTTGCTAGTCACTTTTACGAACAAGGTAAAGCCGATGCTTTAAAAGAAAGTGTTGCTAAATCTAAAAATGTAAGCATGGACCCAAGACAATCATTTAGTAATGAAAATACTAGTGGTCCTAAAATTAGAGTGCTTAGCGATGATTCTCCTAACTTTAAGTTTAAAATTAAAAAAAAATAACTAATAAATTTAAAAAATAAAAAATTATGGCAATTAATCCCGGTGCGTTATTAAATAGCGTACCTTCCCCTATAAAACAAACTACTACAGATTCTTACCTAGACTTTTCTACTGGTTGGGCACAACAGTACCTACCAGATTTAGTTGCGGCTGAGGCTGAAGTGTTTGGAAATAGAAGTGTATCTGGAATGCTAGCTCAAGTTGGCGCAGAAGAAGCGATGGCAGCTGACCAAGTAGTTTGGTCTGAGCAAGGTAGATTACACTTATCGTATAATGCTGACCAAGATGGTTCAACTGATGGTTTATTCACTATTGATGCTGATGCTGATGGTCTAACTACTACTGGTGTTGTTAGAGTTGGTGATACTGTAATCGTATCTACTGCTACTAGAACAGTAAAAGCATACTGTGCTGGTTCTTATAACGACGGAACTACTGGTCTTACTGCTGGTCAAGTTCAATTACACCCTTATGAGGCTGCAACATTTATCCTTGCTGGTATACCTCTAAGTACTAGTGACTGTAAGCTTTTTGTTTATGGTTCTGAGTACGGTAAAGGTGCTACTGGAAGAGGAGCTGCTGTTGAGCCTTCGTTCAAGTCTTTCAACAACAAACCAATTATATTAAAAGATCTTTATGAAGTTTCTGGATCTGATGCTTCTCAAATTGGTTGGGTTGAAGTTACTGGAGAGAGTGGTCAAAACGGTTACTTATGGTACTTAAAGGCTGAAGGCGATACTAGAACTCGTTTTAACGATTACTTAGAAATGTCTGCTATTGAGTCTGTTAAAAACAACGGAGCAAACTCTGCTGTCCCTGAAGGTTCAGAAGGTTTATTCGCTGCTATTACAAGCAGAGGTAATATTACTACTGGAATCAATGGTACTGCTGCTACTACTTTAAGTGACTTCGATGCTATCTTAACTGAGTTTGATAAGCAAGGAGCTATTGAAGAAAACATGATGTATTTAAGTAGAGCTTCTGCTTTATCTATAGATGATATGCTAGCTGGTTTAAATGGTGGTAACGATGGAGCTGGAGCTGCATACGGTATGTTTGACAATTCTATGGATATGGCTTTAAACTTAGGTTTCACTGGTTTTAGAAGAGGTTCTTATGACTTCTACAAAACTGATTGGAAATATCTAAATGACAAGACTACAAGAGGATCTGTTATTGATGCTGAAACTGGTGACTCTACTAATGGTTTAGGTGCAATTAATGGAGTTATAATTCCCGCTGGAGTTTCATCTGTTTATGACCAATCATTAGGTAAAAACCTAAAAAGACCTTTCTTACATGTAAGATATAGAGCTTCACAAACTGAATCAAGAAAACTAAAGAGCTGGGTTACTGGTTCTGTAGGTGCTGTTACTTCTGATTTAGATGCTATGCAAGTTCACTACTTATCTGAAAGATGTCTAGTTACTCAAGGTGCTAACAACTTTATGTTAATTAAAGGATAGTACTTATTATTAAAAAGAGTCGAGGCTTCGGCCTCGGCC